CTAATGCCACATAATGATGTTAATTCTTAAGGGAGGGGTCGTAGGGGAACCGTAGGTTCCCTACAGGGAGGGGGTCATAGGGGGAACCGTAGGTTCCCTACTTCCCTACCTTTAGTCCGCCAAATTAGGTATAAACACACTGGGTTCATTTTTAGATTTTTTCTGTGCTGGTTCTGGCTTTAAAATCCCCGATATTTGTTGTTGCGGTTCTAATATAGGCGAACCTGTAATATTGTATTGATTTTTTTCGGTGGATTTTTGCGTAGATTGTGCAGGGGTTTTGGGTGATTGTCGTGCGATAAGAAGCTCATTGCGTAATTGTACAATAAGACTATCCTGTTCTTTCATCTTATTCGTCATAAGTTCTATCTGTTGTTGTTGTTGTTGAATTATAGACACCACTTGTTCCGGGTTTAATTCTACAGGGGGTTCTCCTGGTCGGTTCATCATTATTTTATTCTGTCCCCCATTTTGCATTTGTGCCTGTTGCTCTTTAACAATCTTTTCCCGTTCTTTCTCTATTTTTTTAATTTGTTTGAGAACCTCCGGTTTCATATCAGGTTTACCCGGGCGATATTTATCTAGTAATGCATCAATATCTTCCATGAAAAACTTTTTAATAGAAGCTTCTTTCGTTGTTTTTATGAAATGTTCTACTGTCTTGGGTGATTCTTTACAAAAGTCGGGGTGAGGATTATCTAACATCTTTCTTTTATCAAAAGTATTATGTATATGTGAGAACACAAGAATCGTTTTCATCGGGTCTAATTGAACAAAAGGAATAGTATAGTTTTTCAAAAAAGCCTTTTCCTCGGCAATTGCCGCATTATCTTCATATCGTGTTATATCTAATAGTTCTCTTTTGAAGGCAAATGTTCCGGCGGTGGCATGGTTGGGTCCATAAGGACCGCACTGATACATTTTTTGAATATGTTTGAAAAAAATGTAGATTTCACTTGAACCCGCACATAATGCTTCCGGTGCACCTAATAATCGTTCTACTGCATGTTCTACTCTTTCAGGTGGATAATAGTCGTCGTCGTCCATATAGACAATAATACTGCCCTTTGTTTTTGTATGCATAAAATTGCGTTTTTCGCCCAAATTCATTCTTTTTTCCGAGTCAAAATATTTTATTTCAGGTATGTCTGCTTTCCATATTAGGTCAGAGACTTTATCGGTGCCGTCATCTATAATAATCCATTCCATTCTATTACGAGGGTAGGTTTGATTACGGAAACATTCAAGCATAATTGGAATAAATGGCCGACGATTGAAAGTGGGGGTGCATATACTCACAAACGGATAAAATTTCCCGTCTTTTGGTTTTGATGTATTTTTTTTCATTGGAATAATTGTATTTATGTTTTATTTCTATATTCAAATAGAAATAAAAGTATTTTATTTTTGGTTTTTATATTTTATGTAATGATTTTTCTAATTTTTCTGTGACATTACCTAATAAACCATTTAGAGCACTAGATGCTTTTCCTGATACACTACCCAATAATCCAGTAGATTTATCGTATACTTTTTGTGCTAGGTTTTCTGCGGTACTTGTAGCTAAATTTTTCATATTTTCAGTTTGTTTATTAATTTTTTCATTAAATTCTCCATTGATTTTTCCATTCAAATCGGTAATAAATCCTGGTTTTAAAAATGATGTTTCAGAATTTATCGGACTAATGCTATTATTTATTGTTTCTGCAACAGGTTCTGTCACATTTTTGATTTCTTCTGATATTTCTTCTGGTGGTGGAACCCCATTACCCGTTTCAGCAGGTCCTTTTCCATATCTTTCACTATATTCATCCACATTTTCTGCAGTTACAACAATATTTTCTTCTTTAGCCCCATATTTATGAAACATATTTCCCAATAATAAAACAACCTGTAAAAACACCAAAATATTTACAATCATTTTCACATTCATAGAATGAATCTTGTTATTAATTACAAAGAAACTAACAAACAAAATTACAAAATAAACCGCTGAAAATAAATTTCCATATAAGAACTTACAAACAAATATCATTATTTTCTCAAATATCGTTTTATATTCACATTCTTCGTCTTTAAAAAGATTCTTCATATCTTCTTTAATAAAATCGTCTATTTTCTTAATATTACCTAATATATCCCCTCCATACATAGAAATTCCAAAGAATGATAATATGAAAAAATAAAGAAACACAATCATTACACTTAAATGGATTGATAAATATGCAATCATTCCTTTCAACAAAATATACAAAATAATACAAATAATTATTATAATTGAAATAACAATAGTAAAAAGATTAAGTGGAATCATTTTTATAAATGAATTTGGCAAAGTTTCAATAAGAAAATCCTTTAGAAATATTCCAAAATGTATGGCAATAATAATTGAACAAAAAAAAGAAATTATGTTAAACTTACCGTTATACGCATTTGTAAATATAGAAACTGAATACAAAATCAACCAATAACTAACAACTAATAGTAAAAGTTTTACTAATATACGATAAGGAAACAGTTTCAATACTGTTGGTAAGAACATTGGTTCTAATGTAATTTTATCAAAATAATAGAGTGGTTTTATTGCATAAAAGAAGAAGAAATCAAATAGAGATTTAAAAACTCCTAGTTTATCAAAGCTAATATTTGGTCGTAACTGATTTACTAAATCATTTTTATAGAAAGTCATATATAGCCAATTATAACACACAAACATAGAAATAGGAAACGCAACAAAAGAATAAATGATGGATTTCAATACATTTACATCTTCATAAGTTTTTGGGTTATTTTGCTCTTCTTTTTTAGTATTGTTCATTATCATTACAAATTTCAACAAAAAACTATGTAAAAGATTATCTAACCGATTAGGAGCGGCTGTAATAAGATACAATATTTTTTCGGAAATACTTGATAAAAGTTTCCTTATTCTGGATGATAGTTTATCTAATTGGTCTTTGAAGTTATTTATTTGGGAATCAAAATTTTCTTCACCTTTCTGTTTTTCTATTACAGTTTTACCGGGGCCTTTGTCTCTGGAACCGATTGAATTGATGGCAGTGGCGGCGGTGGTGGCAGTGGCGGCACTGGTGGCAGTGGCGGCGGTAGTGGTGGATTTTTTCGCAGTATTCTTTTTATTCTTTTTTCTACCAGCAAATTCTTCTATTTTTGGTTCTTTGTCTTCTGTATTTGATAAATCATTTGTTTCGTAAATATTGTTTAATTCCAGTATGTTTTTGTAATTTTCTTTATATTTTTTCCTTTTAAGAATTTTATTCATTTTTTTTTCCATACTGTTTACATCGTCTTCTTTTTTACTAAACATAGATATAAAATTTGTATTTATGTTTGTATTCATATCTTGTAATTTGTAATAACTAATATGTATAACATACTTGTAGAAATATTACATAGAAAACCTACGGTTGTGGACCGCGTCCTATGGATGCTTCATATGGGCGTGGATAACCTACCTTGCATATAGCATTCCCGCGTTTCCGCCAATAAAAGACAATATATTATAACGTTCTTCAAACAAGGTTAAATTAAAATTGTATTCTAATAATTGGTAGTTTTGTTTTGCAATACCAAGAGGATTTCCACCGGCATCGCAAATAATTTGAAAATTGGATCTATTGAGGTCTACTGGTGGAACATAGGTGGTTATTTCTAATTGTATATTCTTAAATTTACTTAAATTGATTGCACCGGAAGGCTGATATTCATAAGGACTCGTATTTAGACAAAAATTATAACAATACAATCCATCCTTAGCAGAACCTTGGGTTCTCACATATTTTTCAATATAATCATAAACACCCCTTTCCAATATATTTTCTCTATAATCGCCGTCAAATAAAACGCCCATAGTTTGTAATATATGCTTTTGGTTATCTGTATTAAAGTCACCACTAATATATAACCCCGTATTTTTACCATCGGGATTCGCATATGGACCAAATGAGAATGATGGGTCAAATCCATTAATGGGTGCAGAGAAAACATCAGCAGGTAATGTCTTATACGCCCAATTTGTATAATTACTCCATTCATTTCTCATGTTCACATCGTTTCTCTGTAAAAACCACATCCAACTGCTTATCATTCCTAAGGATGTCAAATCTAATCTATTAGAACCACTAACATTTTGAAAATTATATTCAAAAACATCTTTTACTAAATAAACTTGGTCTTCCATAGCAAATAACTGTGCCTCTTCTTTACTTAAGAAACAGTAAGTGGACAATAAATGAACGTCAGAGTTCCAAGTGGTAATAAAATTTGTATAATTTGTGGTATCTATTTTGACAGAGGGGGGTGTCTGCAAATAACGATACATTTGAAACTGGGGTTGATTAAAATCAGGTTGTATATAAGGAAAATTATTTTGCACATCAAATACATCACGAACCTGAAATAATTCTTGAATAGGACGCAATGTCACATTTATATATAATTCATTATACTGTAAACTAATCAATGGAAATGCGCACCTACTATCCAAACAAAACCAGGTATTAATTGGGATATATATATTTCTCCCTCTAATGGAGGGTTCAGCGCCATTAGGATTATTTGTATAATATGCAGCCGGATATGCATTCAAACGTGACCCACTATTCGCAGGATCATTCAATTCAGCAACATTCCCGGACATACGATAAAACAGTTCCTTTTTCTCCGCAGAAAAATCGCGTTCTACCATAGCCTTAATGTAATTTCCCGAATATTTCTGTATTAATTGAGAACCACACGTAATGCTGATTTCTTTAATAATATTTGTACCAAGGTCTTCTATCCAACGAAAATCATATGAACTCCATGTATTATTTGTTTGAGTGCATGGATGATAAATTGGACTCCATATATCAGGTAAGCTTATTACTAAATAAGTATCCATTAACAATTCGGCATAACGAGGCATTTTAAAAGTAAAAGTAGAGGGTTCTGTTAATCTCAAATCTCTTAAACCGTCAAAATCTATCCTGAATTTCTGTAATCCGAAATTTGTATATTTTGAGTAAACAACTTTGAAAAATGTTTTGGTGGGATTTCCTGTTAGAATGACATTATTATTTCCTATTGAAATTATATTTAGTAGCCCCCCTGCCATAACTTCGTATCTATATAATACTACTACTATATATTTTTATGTTTCTGTTATCGTCAAAAATATATAATAGTAGTGTATATGTCAACCTTTAAGATTTTGATAATTATTATAAACATAATTCTATTTATCCTTGTATTTCTCAATCTTTACAAACAAATAAATTCATTCTCAAATAGAGAACCATTTGACACTGTTAAAGAAGATGCAAAAATTCAAAGTTCTATTAATAACGTAAAAATTTCCGAAACAGACTATCCTACAGGGTTTAATAGTATAGATGCGAATTTATACAAAAACCCCACTACATCTTTTTGTGTAAAGGCTTCATATAATTCCGCTTATTCTGGTAGTTATGTTAGTGAACAAATGGTCCAGTATGTTCTTTCAAGAGGTTGCCGTTTCCTTGATTTTGAAATTTATTATATGACTCCTACAAATACACCTTCAACCGATGACAGCTATGATGCCTATATCGGTTATTCAACCAGTAAAGATGCTGTAAACCCAGTTATAAGCAATACTATCAACGTTTCTTTATTTAAAATGTTGAAAACAGTGTTTGTTAGTGCGTTTACTCAACAAGTAGACAGCAAGTATCAAACTACAAATACAAACGATCCTCTTTTCATTCAATTGAGAATCCGTGGTTCAAGAGATTCAAAAGCCCGGATTTATACATCTATAAAAAAGACATTGGATTATTTAAAATATAATGGATATGATGGATACTTTTATGATGGTCTATATCTTCCATCTAATTCAATTCAATCTATTATTAAAAAGGTGATTTTTGTGTTTGAAGAAGACACCGACGATAATAATACAAGTTTAATGAAAAACACCATCGGTAAAAAATTTATCAATCTTATTACGAATAGTCCGTCATTAATTAAAAAAAATTACACTGACGTGAACATACAGAAATATACGGCGACGCCACCTAAAAAAATAAACACAACAAAGGTAGATGTTAAGGATTTAACCCTCGTTGTTCCAGACAAAAATACCAGCAATATAGATGTATTTTCTAAGAATGGGTCTTTTATAAGAGACTATGGGTATCAAATCGTGGCATTTCAGTATTACAATCTTGATAATGGGTTATTGAAACATGAGGAAATGTTCAAGCATTATAATGCGGGTATTGTTCCAATGGCATATTTGTTGAATTATTTGGATACTTATACTGGTGATAATAGTAAGCTCTAAAACGCCGTAGCAGTATATGTGTAAATGAAGTTGTACAATGGTTTAGTGATTTGAAATGTCAATGAATCATTTTATTTGTTGTTATATAGTATATAAAATATATAACAATGGTAAAAAAAAGAAATACAAAAAAAATACAAAAAAATAAAAACATAGCCTCTAAAACACCGGCGTCATTGAGGTTAAAAGGTGGAAACAATTTATCAGATGAAATGATAAAAATTTTTATTAGAAATTATACATATGAGGAAAAGGACCAAAAAATTAAGGAACTAATAGAAAGAGGCTTTGATATAAATAACCAAATTGTTTACAATTCTTCGCCTGGGGAAGACTCGTTGAATACTTTATTTTTTGCTTGTCATTTATTTTGTATTCATAATAATCAAACCAATTATAATATTCAAGTATTATTAGAAAATGGTGCAGATATAAATTTTAGAAATAGTAACAATGACACACCTTTATTGTTTTGTTTAAAACATTTTAAAAAATGTAATTCAAAATTATATAATTTGATTGATTTTCTTATTGATGAAGGTGCTGATGTTAATTCGGTTGACGATTTGTCAAACACCCCATTACATCTTGCTTGTGCTTACGATGATTTTGAACTTATTAGATTATTATTGGATAGTAATAATATTGACATTAATGCAGCGAATGTTGATAATGACTCCCCTTTATTAATTTATTGTAGAGACAATCAGAATTTTAATGTAGAAAACTTCAATTATTTTGTTAGTAAAGGTGCAGATATAAATGTAATGAATGATGAGGATGAAAATTTATTGACCGCTATTTCATTTAATTGTAATTACGAGGGTGCTGTTAATTTATTTAATCAAGAAAACTACGATATTAATATTGATATACTAAATCAGGCACTAGAAGATGTAAAAACTTGTTACGATAATATTGAAAAAAATAAGTTTATTGAATTATTAATTGAAAAAGGGGCAGAAGTAGAATTGATTGATATTCCTCATTCATTTGATGAAGAGTTACCTTTACTTTGTGAATTAAAGCCACCTGAAAATTTGGAGATTGTTGAAACTATAAGTAATGTAAACATAACAGAAGGTTTTGATTTTTATCAATATGATAATGTTAATATTGACGAATTTATTAAAGAATATGGCGACAATGCGTTAGTTTTTTATTTGAAATTAAATGATAATGAAATCAAAGCTGCAGTAATTTATAAACGCGAACAGTTAATCAATGGATATAACGATAGAAGTAATATTTTTTATAAATGTATAGATTTTAATAAAAAAAACAACTTCAAAGATAATGTTGTATTTCACAAACCTTATTACAAATTACAAGTAGGTCAAGTTATGGTATATATACTTTTAAAGGATCTTCTAAAAATAGTTAAAAGTTCTCATAAATTTTGGATTATTAGTGAAAATAAGCATGACACCATAAAATCGCTTTGTTCTCGTGCGAATTTATTTTCTGGTGAATATAATGAAGAAGGATATGCAGTCAATTATGATGACAATGTTATTAATCTTGTAAGTGGGTTTCACTGCGAAGTTAATAGAGAAAACACACTTATTGATTTTTATGAAGGTTATGACACAAAAATTTATGAATCAATAACTGTGAATAATGAAAGAAAATTAAGAAAATTCAAATTTACACCATTTTTTTCTTATACTGTTAAACCTACAGAGAGAATTGTTAAAAATAAAAAAACGCCTCCACAAGATACAGGTTCGCCAAAAGGGTCTCCACCTTCTTCTCCTCATACAAGAAAAAGGAAAACACCTTCCCCTCCACGAAAAACTAAAAAACAGAGGTCGTAGGAATTCTATGAACCATATGTTTCTGACAAAAATATCATTATAATATAAAGGAATTATAATGATAAAAAGCCCATCATTCAAACCCAAAAAAAACAAAACAAGAAAATACAATAATGATATTTGCGACACGGAAATGTCTTTCCAAGATTGTGAATTAGCAATATTAAGACACGCTGTTGACGAAAACGAAAAACACCAGGGACAAAAAATGGCAAACTCGGAAGAAGTAAAGAAAATAATTGGTATTTTAGAAGACTTTTTAGTGGAAAAAAAACTGATTTGTTATGGTGGTACTGCCATCAATAACATATTGCCTAAATACGCACAGTTTTACAACAAAGATATAGAATTACCAGATTACGACTTTTTTTCACCCAAGGCGTTAGAACATGCAAAAGAATTAACGGATATTTATTACAAAAAGGGTTATAAAGAGGTAGAGGCGAAATCCGGAATGCATTACGGAACATTTAAAGTATTTGTTAATTTCATTCCTATTGCCGATATTACCTTTATAAACCCCGAATTATTTAAGAATTTGTATAAAGAATCTATTTCTATTGCGGGTATCCGTTATGCGTCCCCCAATTTCTTAAGAATGGGAATCTATTTAGAATTATCCAGACCACTCGGTGATGTGAGTCGTTGGGAAAAAATATACAAAAGATTGATATTATTAAATAAATTTTATCCTTTTAAAACAGACGGAAATTGTCGTTCTATTGATTTCCAACGAAAGCTGGACGACATCAAGAACAAAAAAGATAGCCAGAACATTTATTATATAGTGCGTGATAGTTTTATAGAACAAGGTGTGGTTTTCTTTGGTTCTTATGCATCATCTTTGTATGCCAAGTATGCATCACCAGATAAAAGATTGGTCTTACAGAAAATACCCGATTTTGATGTCATTGCTGAGGATATAGAAAAATGTTCTATTATTTTAAAAGAACGGTTAACAGACAGTGGTATAAAAAATGTGAAAATCGTGAAACACGAACAATTTGGAGAGATAATACCAGAACATAATGAGATTATGATAGGAAAAGATAGCATTGCGTGTGTGTATACACCAATTGGGTGCCATAATTACAATCAAATAGAATTTGGAAATAAAGTGGTGAATGTGGCGACGATAGATACAATAATGAGTTTTTATCTTGCTTTTATTTATTCTAATGAATATGCTTATTCAAGAGAACGACTGCTTTGTATGGGGAAATTCCTTTTTGATATACAAGAAAAAAATCGGTTAGAACAAAAGGGACTATTAGAAAGATTTAGTATGAAATGCATAGGAAAACAACCGACATTGGAGGAATACCGTGCAGAGAAATCAAGGGTTTTCAAAGAATTGTCAGGGAATAAAATGGATGAATTATATCAAATGTGGTTTTTAAAATATGTACCTGATGAATTGAAAAAGGGTAAAGACAAAAAGGAAAAGGACAAAAAAGACGAGATAGAAGAAAAAGACACTATTATAAAGGATACAAATGAAGAAAAACCGAAGAAAAAGAAGAGAAGAAAAACGAGAAAATTGTTTGGTGTTTGGTAAATCACAACAGAATAAATAAAACAATAAAATTGATTCAAACTTATATGTTATACAATTTTGGAACGTTACAAATAATGGAATATCGTATAGGAAAAAACGCACAAGACAATTTTGATATTATTGATGGTTCTCATCCGGATGATATTTGGTTCCATATAGAGAATCTTCCTTCTTGCCACGTTGTTATGAAAAAACCTATGGAAAAAATGGCGAAAAAAGAAGTCCTTAAAATGTATAAACAATGTGCGGTTCTATGTAAGCAACATTCCAAATATAAAAGTCATAAAAACGTTGTTATTATTTATACCGCTGTGAAAAACGTATCAAAGACGGATAAAGTGGGGTCTGTTTCAGTAATACCCGAACACATAAAACGGATTGTAATATGATACTGTATACTAATTTTGTATTACTCAGCTATATAATTTACCGTCGCCAACATAATATAATAACTGACTGCAAACGCTACACTTTTAAAAATATATCCATTAGTATTCATATTTCCATCTGCACTAAAAAGACCTAAAAACTCAAAATTGCGAAAAATCATCGTATTCACAAATGGTATTTGAAAAAAGAAGAATAGAACGGCAACCAAAATAGGTGTCTGTATTTCATCAAATATCATTTCCCAGTGCGATTTTCTTCTTCGGTCTTTTTCATATTTCTCAATTTTCTCATTATTTATTTTTTCATAGTCTCTCACATAATCACTTGAAACGTTATGTTTGGGTATATAATTTGCCTGTATTTCTTCATCTTGCATATAAGAACCTGTATCTATAGGAATATCCCGTGTTGGTAATTTGAATTGAGGTTGTGACGCTATCTGTGCAGGAACTTGAGGTGCCATTTGTGGTTGCATTTGAGGCACTGTCTGTGGTGGTTGAGTGGTAGAAGGATGTGGTAGTATAGAGGGTGTATTACTGTTTCCATAAGGATTGGGGTGAACATTCATCGGCATATATGTATTATTCGGGCCTTCGCTAATGTTTATAGTATTCTCTGGTAAATCAGCGATACGAGTAGTATTCATAAATTATTACAAATATATAATTATAATACTAATTATAATTATATTATTCACCGCGTAGGGAAGGAGGGAACCGTAGGTTCCCTCCAGGGAGGGGTCGTAGGGGAACCTTAGGTTCCATACACCGTAGGTTCCATACACCGTAGGTTCTACTCTTCATGTTTATAAGAACTAATATCTATTATTTTCTTTGTTTTGTTACATAAAACTGGTTTAGGTTCATAAGTATAACATTTATCATCATATCTAAAGATATTACCAGAAATATCTGTTATAACTGGACCATTAAAATCAATACAACTTTTATCTTTGCATACTTTTCTTAATAAAGATGCTAAACCTAGACCTAACACAATAGATATAAATCCAACACCCATTTTTGTATTTATTAAACGGTCTATGTGTCCTAATAGCATTGATATAATATAATAAACTATAAAAAAGTAGGGAACCTACGGTTCCCCTACGACCCCTTCGGAGGGAACCTACGGTTCCCTTCCCAACCCTCCCTTCAATATGTATACTCTAATGCAACTCAAGATGTTAATTTTTAAGGGAGGGGTCGTAGGGGAACCGTAGGTTCCCTACAGGGAGGGGTCGTAGGGGAACCGTATGTTCCCCTACCTACTGAACAGGTATTTTTTTGATTTTACTTTCGTCTCTTGGACAAGCAACTTCTTTTTGATTAAATTCAAAACAAGAATTCGTATTATCTCTGTATTGTAAGACGGCAATATTTTCAGGCGTAGGATAGACATATATTTTTCTCATATCAGGCATGGTAATATAAACAAAAAATACACCAATGCAGAAACTAATCAAAAAAATAGGAAAGTTTATGTATTTGAAATAGGTCGCCATTTATCTTATACAATAAAACTTCATAAAAAATATCTCTAAAAAGAGAACCGTTCTAACCTTATTTCTTTTTGTTCGCCTTTTTCTTCTTTTTAGAAGCCCCGCTGCCCCCATTTGTAGGTTTGGTCTCAACAGTATCGTTTCCTGCAAGATTCATGTCGCTCATTATTTCATCAATATCCTTCTCTAAATATTGTGCCTGTGCTTGTGCATGTTGTGCACTTAAGACAAGATTCTCAAGACTCTGTGCTTGACGCTTAGCCTCCATTTTTTTCAACAATTTATTTCTCATGGTTTCCTTGTTTGCCTGTTTTTTGAACATTTGTTCCATTGCATTCGTGTCAACTCTCATATTTTTTCCACCCATACCACCCATGCCGCCCATTTGCTTCATCATTTTTTTCAACATTTCATTAAAATCTTCACCATTTCCCTCTGCCTTCATTTTACTAAAAATCTCGCTGGCTTCTTTCATAAGCTCTTCTTGTGAAATATCACCACTTTGCATTTTCCTATTCAATTTATCACCAACATTCTTCATTAGGTCCATCATCTTCTTGGGGTTCTTCAAGAGGGTCTTTAAAATATCTTGGACACTGTTAATATCATTTTGTCCGTTTTCACCGAAAATACCGCCAATATCATTGGTGATTTCTTCTGCCATTTCCTTCGCCAATTTTCCGATTTTCCCATCAAATAGAGACCTCAAATGCTCGTGCATATTTTCTGGATTGGGCATGTTTGTAAAATCAGGCGGTGTGAAATTGAAATTACGGGGTTCTCCATTTTCGCCGTTTTCGGTTGCATTTGCAGAAGACTCTTTGCCCTCTCCCTCACCCTCGCCACCCGAACCATTGCCTTCCATACCCATCTTAGAAAAGAAATCACTGATACCACTCATGGTTTCCTGTAATTTCTCTTGTAAATGTTCCTCGTCAATTCCGTCAAAAATATTCATTGTATCACCAAACATATTCTTGTTATCCACCTTTTGAACAATAGTAAAAAGTAATAATTGCAGATATTTCCAAATAGATTGTTTTGTTTTCTCGCTAACATCAGGACAGTTAAAAAGTATTTTAAAATCCACTTCGGGTAAGAAAAATGTGTTCACTTCAGAATCTTTCTGGAAAATTTCGTCGTTTTGATACAAAATATCAAAAAATCTTTCGGGATAAAAAGAAGTGCAATACGCAAACAATCCAACGGTTTCTTCATCAGTCAAATCGTCCCCCGCCCATTTCTCCCATAAATAAACATACTCTGGAAACGTCAAAGACAGGTCGTTTGTAAAATCCTTGACAACACTTCTAAAGTTCTCAGGAATTTCTTTATCAGTTTTTGAATCTGTGGTTTTAGAATCCATGGGTTTAGAATCCATTATTGATAATTAGAAAATAGGAATATATTATTATATCTTTTTTTACTCAAAATAAATATAAAGATTTCGTGTTTCAAAAAATAATACCTAGCCAAAAATCAAAATTTCATCAATGTTCACAACCTTCTTAAAAAAAAAGGATGCGAGAACCGGCAACATCTTATTCCAGTATCTAATGTCCAAACTTGTGTGTCTTGTAAAAAGTACAAACGAACAACCCAATCCATCACTTACTTATAAATGCTTGGAAGAATGGACAGAAGAGGAACTCCGGAATTCATATACCGTCTATGAACATACTGCGGAAGATTTCTTGTATGATAGAATCCCTCCCTCTGAATACAAAGATAAGAACATAATTATTGACGGATTCTTCCAAAAAAGCGATTATTATATCCCTAAAAGGGCAGAATTGTTAGAATGTCTACGAAATTCCCCTGATTATTGGATTGGATTTTATGGGAAAAAGGAATTTATTCGCGATTTTTTTGAATATTCTCATCGTTATGAAATAGGTTCTAAAGATATCGTAATTTCTCTTCGGTTAGATGACTTTATTCAATTACCATGTCCAACGAGCGATATCATTCCGCCCGAGTTTTATTTAGATATATTAGAACATCAATTCAACTTTGATAAATTGTTTATTGTATGCGACACGATTCGTCACGACTGGGAAAGAAGATATCTGGATTATTTCAATAAATGGAACCCCGTCCTTATACAAGATTCGCTTGCCAATGATTGTGCGATGATGCGGGATGCAGCCTTTTTAATTCATAGTAACAGTACACTGTGTTGGTTTATGAGTTTTCTTTCACTAACTCCCGAAAAGGCGAGATTTATTCCTAAAACCAACTTTTATGGGGGACAGAACCTTGGAAAAATTGCAACTACAGATACAGTCATCAATGTTTCCCCTATGCACCATCAAGCGGTTTTTACGATTCATCACCATCCGTTCCTATTGAAATCGGTGTTTCCGCTCTCATACTGTATTCCCGATGAATGTATCCTTACAGATGAAGCCCTCACCAATGTCTTAGAGAAAAAGCATATAATTGTGTCTGATTTGATACCTGGTGATAGAATGACATATCGGTTCTCCCACGATGAAGAACGTGAATATAATGAAATGTACCAAGAGTCCCGTTTCGCTTATACTTGTAAAAAGGGGGGCTGGGATTGTCTCCGTCATTACGAGATTCTCGCAAATGGTTGTATCCCTATATTCAAAGAAATAGCTAATTGTCCAGAGAAGACCCTTACTACATTTCCAAAAGAATTAGTAAAAGAGGCCAACCAGAAATTATTGCCGTATAAAAAGGACCACAAGAGAACCTACGATGAATATGCAAAAAAAATAGTAGAACATACAAGAAAACATTGTTCTACAAGTGGTACAGTTGATTATTTTTTATCTATTCTTAAGAATAACACCACGACATTCGCAAACGCAGGTCCTAAGAAGGTTCTCTTGATTCGTCAAAATTGTGGTGTAAATTATACGAGAGAACTATTTTGGATTGGTATGAAACGATATATCCAAGAACAAAACGGCACGGCGTGTGAATATCCCAAGATAGATTTTTTGTATGATTCATACCAAGGAAATAAACAACAATTATATGGGAATGGCTTTACATATGCCTATAGAATCAAAGACTCGCCACCCGACCATAACGATAATTTCACCGAAGAAGAAATTATAGAAAAAATAGAGAACAAGTTTTGGGATTTGATTATCTATGGTAAAGTGGGACCCGATGAAGGATGGGAAGGTTCTCTACCACATATGCCATTTTGGGACAAAGTTTTCAAGAGGTATTCTAAAGATGAAATCGTTTTTCTTTATGGAGGTGATGAATGCCAGAATATGACATATGATAATAGGTATAGAAACCATTTGCTACATCATAGTCAGTATGCAAATTGTTTTGTAAGAGAACTTATTCTATAGAACAAAAAATAAATTTATTCTTCTTCTTTTTTTGAAGAAAATATACGAGAAAACAATTTACCTATAGAAGTAAATATGTCATTGAAAAAATCAAAAAGAAAATTACAAACAACCGTTTCTTCTTTTTCAATAAAAGGAACGTTTGTACGTAATAATTGAAAAGAATATTCAGTAACATGTTTAATTGGGTCTTCTTCCATGGGTGAAATTGTGGCTATTTCCAAAAGAATATCAACTGTAAATTGAGTAACATTTATTATGTCAATGTTTACGTCTTTATCAATAAAATTATCTTGATATAAGTTGTAAATAATCATAATTAGTTGTGGGATATTTTCGGGTCCTATATAACCGTTTATACCGATATTATTTATTGTTGATTTAAGGTTTTCAAAAACATGAGGTGATTTTTTAACGGTTTTTTGTATAAACGATATTTCTTCTGGTGTTAGTGTAATATAGGTGTCTCCAAGTGCATTTGTAATAAAATTTGCAAAAGACATTATTTATTATTTGATTATATATTATAGAAACACTATAAAAAACGTGTTATTACAAAACTGTAAAATGGTTATTATTTCGTATACACCAATACTGAACCCCATTTTCCCAGTAGTAGACTGTGGGAACATACAAGAAATCAACATTGTTTTTTGAAGGTTCTTCTCTATTATCCCCCCCTTCTTTTTTTATACCATTTTCATTTTCAATTTCTTCATCACTTTTTACAGATTCTACTTCTGGTTCACCAACAGGAGTCGGTTCTACAGACGATTGTTGTTCTTGATTTTCATTCTCTTTCTCTTTCTTATTATCAATTTCATCTTCAGTATCCTCCTCATAAAAAATAGGTTCTTCGGTAATATCTTGTAAATAATAAACACTTTTAATAATAAAACATGAAAAACGAACGGGGTTTTCACCAAAGGGTTCTGTAGTAAAGATATAAGAAGGGCCGAAAACATCATGTTCAATGACCCTTAATGCATCGCCCTTTTGAAAAACAGTGAGAGTTTCTTCGCCTTCTTTTTTACACATATATAGTTGAAAAGGATACGGTATTTTGGTTTCCCCCATTTTCATATTCAAAATGTGAGGGTTTTCCTTGAAAAACTGAAAATAGAGTGGGTTCACCTCATCACTATTTATTTTCTTTTTAAAAACGATTTCATCTATAATAGCCAAAACACTCTCTTCCTTTTTGAAATATTGAATATAATCGGTTATATCATAAAATACAAATATATGTTTGGTATTTGTAGTGTCCTCCGTTTCTCGGAATTCCTTGAATCCTTTGTAGAATGTGGAAATAAAATCTGCAGGTAACGAATGAATAACCCCCGCATCTTGAAAAAAGGTTGTTAGAAAACGAAAACATTCATTTTCAAAATATATTTGTGATTGGGGTTTTTCGTCTTCACCTCCCATCATGACATCAGGCTCAATTGATACAATAGGCGATTCATTTGGAACCGCACATTTGAATTCCATTTGAGGAAATTGATAGATCCCGTCAATTTTTTTCATGTAAAATTGTAGAAAGGGGAAAAACTTATCAAAATATAAAAAGGGTTCTTCGTCGGTGCGTTCATTATTCCCTTCAATAAAACATTCCTTGTTTATAACAAACATACAAAAATGCAAATTAAATTTATCATCATTAGAACCTTCTGCTGAACATAAATCTATATTTCTACTTAAGAAATCGTCTTCAATATAATGTTCTTCTTCTAAATTATATTGTGAGTTTGTTCCATAATTAAGAGGGGTCGGTTCCATAAAATATATAATAACAAAACAATATAAAAAAAGAATAACAATGTGTAATATATTATTACCCCAATAGTATTATACCCTTTTCTGTAAATTAAAAATGGAACAAGACGATGACAACAGCATTGTTGTAATTCAACAATTTGATTTTGAAGACCCGAATGATATGTATTCAAATGATGACTGGACGGTTGCGACGGGTAAAACCAAAAATTCCGCAAAATTTAGAGACGACGATAATAAAAAAATCCCCGGACATCATAGAATCAAAATGAAAGTAGATGGTAGTATATTTAAAGTGGATTTTTTTGAGACAGGGTATTCCCCTGGATTAAAAATCCGTAATGCTATAACAGGTTCTTATTACAATCATAAAACTGGCACATTTGCAGAACATTTGTATTTTAAAGTGATTGATACTTGTTATGCTGGCAAAAACCCCCATTTTTTATTTTACGAATCGCCTGAACAATTTGAAAGACATTTATTTTGTAATGTTTCAAAGGACGTGAAAAAGAAGTGGTTGGAAAGATATAATTTGGAAATAGCAAAGAGAACAAGAGAAGAAACTCCTTGAAACAGAGTAAAAAATTGATAGAAAAATGTGCTGATAAAAATATCTAAAGTAAAATGTTGTTTATGAAATTTCTATTATTAGCGTTTGCGTCGGTTCCTTTTCCTCTAGAAAATAAAAATAAAAATCCGTTTGAAAATAATATAGAATCTACTGTCCCGTCAGAAGGGGACCCAACACCAACACCAACATTTATTTATGGAAAAGATGAAAACGTTTCTATAAGTAAAATTCATCTTGATTTAATTAGGAAACGGGTATTGGAATATATACAAAATGATAATCACAGTAAAATACAAAAATTAATGGTATTGGAAAAATATACAAAGGATTATGATGAAAAAATAAAAACGACGAAATTGGATGAGGGGGGATTATGGAAGGATTGGGATTTTGAACTTTGATATTGTTGTAAAAAATTGAAATACTTATTCCACTAACAAATATAAGCACAAAACAAAGAAAGTAATATAACAACAGCCAAACTAAGAATGTCTTCCGCACGCATTTTTAAGACTTTTATCCCTTCAATCCCCAAGCAGGTTTCTCGCAAGACCATCGTTGATAATTTCAATAATATGAAAATCGGCAAGGTCTTTTACCTTGACAAGGTTGACAAAAAAAATACAGATGACTCTGTTGCCTTTGTCTATTTATCTCTCTATGAGACCGAATGTGCAAAGAAATGGGCAGATGACGTGGAAAAAAATGGTGGAAGCGACATTGTATATGATAAAAAGACTGGTTCGTCTTGGAAGACATATCTCTATTTAGATAGAGAACATCGTCCAATGAATTCCAAGGCAATTATGCAAACAAAAAAGATGAAGAAGAACAAGAAACCCAAGAAGAATGTGGAAGAATTTGATGAAGAAGAAGTGATTGTATGCACACCTGCATCTCCTTACAAGCGAGCGGAACCCAATGATGACGTCGTTTATGTTCCTCCTTACAAGCGAGCGGAACCCAACGATGAAGTCGTTTATGTTCCCCCCTACAAGCGATTGGAACCCAATGATGACGTCGTTTATGTTCCTCCTTGCAAGCGCATGGAAGACAAAGAAACTCAATGTGAGTATGAAGAACTGAGCAAGGAAATCTTCGTGGAAGCCAAAAAAGAACTGGAGAAGTTAGCGTTTTATGAATTATGGGATGGTATTTGTATTGATTTCGGGGTTATCCGAACAAATAAACGTAATTACTAAGTATAAGTAGCATAGTTGTTTTAGCGTAGTTGTTTTAGCGTAGTTGTTTTAGCATAGTTAGTAAAAAAAAGTAAATTATAATAAAAACCTTTTTTTATGATATATGAATTATTATTATTTGAACGAAGTTCCTATTTTTACATATGCGATGGTCGGTATTACAACGGTTGTTTTAGCAGCAGCATCAATACAAGAAAACCTAGAAGAACCCGTCAAACAAGAACCAAATGTATTATCTACATTAAGATCATTATCACCAATAGCTACTACCACGTCTAACCCATCCACTCAAGGTGGTAAAAAACGAAAAACAAAAAAATTAACCTCCAGAACGCCGGCGTTTTAACACCTGGAGGTTTGAACAGTTAAGATAGGTTCTCAACTCTTGCGAAAAACTCCTTTAGTTTATCCATATCACTTCCTATACAAATGTCGTCTGGTGTATACGTAAGGTTTTCTTTGTAAAAGCACATGATAGTTGGTATAACATTAAATATTTTTTTTGTTTTCATTAAAGCATAAATATCAAAAGATTCGTCTGCGTCAACAATTACACACATTGCATCGGGCCGCTTTTCAATAATATCCTCAAAAATAGATTCTAATTCGTCTTCAATATTTTTACAAAACTTACACCATTGGGCCCCGAATTTAAAGAACACTATACCAGGGTTATTGATTAAGATTTCCTGAAATTTTTTAATATTGATAGGTTCCCTAAAAATACTCATTTAGAATATATATATTTTTGTTTTTATATTTTTTCACCCCTTTATTTTTATTCTATTTTGTTTTTTATTCATAAATAAAATAGAATCCATTTCTATAATCAAAGTATACATCTCCATAATGCAGAGAACCTATAATTTAGATATAAAATCATATTCATTTGATGAAATATTGCAACTCTTTGAAATCACAAGCTACGATTTTTCATTAGAAGAATTAAAGCAGGCAAAGAAAAAGGTTCTTATGACTCACCCCGATAAGTCTCGTCTTCCTCCAGAGTATTTTCTTTTTTACAAAAAAGCATATGAAATTGTTTTCCATTATTATGTGAATAATACTAAACAGAACCAAGAAGTAAAGCATCAAGATTATGACCCCAAACAAGGTTCTAATGATTTTAATAAAGCAACAGAACAAAAAATAAAAAGCACAATAAATAACTTGAAAGCAGGCGATTTCAACAAAAAGTTCAATGAATTATACGATAAAAACATGTCTAAAAAGATAGATACAACCCGCAATCAATGGTTTCAAGAAAATGACCCACTCTATGAAATAACCGAGCCCATTAACAAAGTAAATATGAATACCAAATTTGAGAACCTGAAAAAACAAACACAATCTTTAATAAAACACGGCGAATTCCAACATTTGACACATTCAAATGGTATGGGTTATCATGAGGATGAAGAATCAAACGACGAATATGTTACAAGCGACCCATTCAGTCGTTTGAAATTTGATGATTTGCGAAAGGTTCACAAGGACCAAACTATTTTTTCAGTTGGAGAGAATGATTACGAAAAGATACAAAAATTTAGTAATGTAGAACAATATGGTCAAGCAAGAAAATCCCAAGACCTTACACCATTGGAACAAGAACATTCCCGAAAATTATTAGAAGAACAAGAAAAAATAATGAAGCAAAAGATGGCGAGAAAACAACACGAAACGAATTTGAAAATACAAGAATATGAAGAAAAAAATAAACAGGTTCTCAGTTCGTTTCTTTTTCTAACGTAAAACATATGACATTGAATGCATTTGTGGTGCCCTTCTGAATAACCATTCCTTATCCAAGTCCAACATCAAATGATCATAATTGACGACCCGGTTCTCTATATTACTATAATCTTCGTATTGTGTCACAGTAGGAGGGATAATCATAAACCATTTACCGTCTTGTTGTAATCTTTTCCAATAAATATCAATAGCAAACTCTCTTTTATTTTGAGGGTTTCTCAATAAAAATCCAAGACCTTCCTTGAAATTCCGGATAAGACTATCATAATAATGTTCTCTTACAACATAACCAGTAGTAGTTTGTATATTGAGAACCTGAATACAAAAATCGCTTATTTTTTTATAAGGAGGTGCATTATTTCCACCAATCACAATAACATCCCAATTTATCCCCGACTTTGAAAATCTGTCAAGGTTCTCCATTAATAGATTGGGATTTGTAAAATGTATGTCATCTTCGCAAATAAAGACATATGGAAGTTTGTTTTCTTTTGCGGTTTCCAAACATTTGATATGACTTAATGTGCAACCTACTGCACCTTCTTTTGTTTTAATTGCATTGAATTTTTTACCTTCAACTCCTATTTTTTTCAACTCATTTTGAACATTCAATAATCGGTCGGTTCTATCTTCCAAATTAATATAAAGCGTGTTTTTTAAATATTCCATTTTATATTTTATTATTGTTGCCTTTTTTCTATATATGTTTTTTTTCATCAAAATATATATAGAAAAGAACCAGAACCTTTATCTATTACGCAATATCACGTGGTCTTCCACCTTTTTCATAGGATGATAAATCTTATCCTCCTCAATTTCATCGTGATTCCATTTTCTGTCATATGTAACCGTTGTGCGAATTTCATAAGGATGTTCTATAGAATAGTTATTTTGAACCGCCAAAGTATTGAAAAGTGCCTCAATAAACAAAAAATGTCTGTCTGCAAGATACCCATCTATTTTCCCTAATAATCTCCTTGACAATCTGCAAATACAAACGAGACTATGAGCCCAAGGGGTCCCTATTCTATGAATCACATTTATCCAGTGGTTCCATCCGGCACGAACATCACCAGTTTCATTTATTTCATTAAAAGCACATAACAAATCGGTGTCAGGGTAATCACTGTCTATCTTTGTTAATATATTCTCACTTTGAAAAAAAACATCCTCCTCTAAAAACCAAACGTGTTCATAGTGTGTTTTTATACGATTAAAATAATAAAGCGCCCTATCCCAAGAAACAATGTCTTTTAAATTAGACCATGTTGAACTTTTATAATAATTAGAATTTCTACAGATTTCATCGTCAATTTGAACTATAGTAATATTGGGAATCGTGCTTTTGAAAAACACGGTGTTGTCATCTACGACAAAATAGACATCATAATTGGAAAAAGTTTTCAAAAAATTAATCCAATTTTGGTTATAATACCGGGACAAAATACAAACAGCGGTTCTACTCATAGTTATCCTTGCGTTTTATGTTTCCTCTATTGTTATTTTTATGTTATTTTCTGTGTTATTTTTGTCAATCTTTTGTATTAGTTCTTCCAAATTTTTGATTCTAATTTCTTGTTCTTCAAATTTATTTTGAAGTTCTAAGAAGGAACGATAAAAAGACTCGTCCATCCAAGATAGCGATTTGTTTTGTTTATCTTTTTGGATGGGGTCTTTATGTGGTTCGTTTGGTTGAATAGGAGAACCTTGAATAGAATTTGTATATTTCTGTAATTCTTCCTCTCTTTCTTTTAAATGTTTTTGTATTAAAGAATCCATGTTTTCAATTGGCGCATCTTCAATATCTTCTTTAAAATTAACGTCGGGTAACGCGGGTTTCTGCGACATTCTTTCATATTCTTGTTGGCGTTCGCCAAATGCTCTTGAAAATGCATCTTGTTTTGCAATTTGTTCTTCCTCTTTAGTTATGAATTTATTATGCTGAGTATTTTTTTCAGTTTCTAAACGGGATTCTACGATAGAATGTTGTGTTTTTCCACCGTTTCTTATTATAGATACAATAAAGGAGATAGTTTCGCGGTTTAATTGAGTCAAAGTCATATTGTAATGTGGATATTTTTCGTATTTATTATAAATAGTTTGAATTGCATTACGAAATAGATCTTCTTTATAGGATAGAACTGAAAATTGGGGTGTTTGGTTCATTGTATTCCATAAAAGTTCCTGATTGTTTTTTTGAATAAAGAGAACAATTGGGGAATTCATTTGCGATTTATTTTGTTATAGAATAAATCGCGATTTATTTATGTTTATTTGGATTCATATTTTTTAGTTTTTTGTTTTTTTTGTTTTTTCACATTTTCCACCTATACGAATTACTTCTGGTGTGCCATATTCATCTCTAAAACTTTCAATAGTATCTTCTGGGTCATTGAACAGATTCTTGAACCAGTCACCAATAAAACACCCCCCTTTCATACGAGGATTGTGTTTAATTGTTTTTTCAAATTCATAAACCCGGTCTTTCGGAATTTTCATGTTATCGTCATTTTCAAAATCTAATTTTATAAGTGCAAACATAGTATCAACATCATTAAGCGAATCTCTAATCCCTAATCCGTGATGTTTTTTTGAAAGAGAAAGATATATATTTTCCAGGTCTTTTCTTTGAGGTTCAATAATATTTGGAAATACAATACCGCGTATTTTTACTTCTTCATATCCACCTCTTTTCATTGTTGTTCTTTTTTTATTACTGCTACTTCTACCTTTATTTTTTTTATTATTATTTCTGGTTTTATTCATTATACTATATACACTATACAACGAATAAAAATATTACAAAGAATCGTTGAAATATCTTTTTCTAAATCGTTCAACATATTCATCAGGAATCCGTTTTTTTTGAAACAATGCCCTTTTTTTTGTCATATTCATATTTTCATCAAGCATTGTAATAATAAAAAACAAAGAATACATACCACATTCGCTATCCCCTTTTTGATGATCAAATCCTTCATTATCATAATACTTCATTTTCATTTTCATATGCATCTCCATCGCTTCCTTAATTAATCTATCTTTGAGAACCTTTATTTCTTCTGGTATAGGATTACCCGCACTATCAAAATAGAATATAAACTTACATTCTAAATCAATAAATAAAGATACCCAATGTGAACCTGGTTGGTCATGACGGTCTAAATTAAATACAATCGCTATTTTATTTTTCCCCCTTTCCAATTGTGTTTTCAAAGACAGGGTGCAAACATCATGTTCAATGCATTTTTCGGTTGTGTTCACCTTTTCGTCAAAATCAATAGGACTAGGTCCTAAAAACTCAAAATTAGAATTTTTTTTTTCATATTGTTTGAGAACATTTAATATATCAATATTGGAGAGCCATTCATTTGGGTTTTCTTTCCATTCAGGTGGCGAATAGGGGGCAAATATATATTCTTGAATTTCTTGTTTCATAGTTTCATCACGCAGTTCCTTCAACCAACAATCTTCTTTATTACACGTATCAAGGTTATCTTTTAATTTTCTCCAAATAATATTTGGATCATCAGAAACGATTTGTTTAGAACTTGTGTGGTTTTTGTTGTATTCATCTCGGATTTTCATTAAAGTATCTTTCGTATAACAAGTATTTTCATTTACGGTTTTACCGGCAACAACAGGATTACAATTCATTTTTGTCATCTTGGTGTTTTTACGAGTCCCTCCCCTTTGTTTAGGTTTTCTTGTTTTTCTTTGATTCCTCGTCTTCATTACTCTATATACTAACTATATATTTTGTAGGAGCAATGTACCCTGCTATTGCGCCCTATGGACGTGGAGACCCCATCTTTGTGATAGTTTTCCCCCAATAAGAGAACCCAATATTCCCCGCATTTTTAACAAGAGGGTCTTCACTAGAAACCACATATTCATTGTCTATTGTTCCAAATAGTATATCGTCGTCCTGACAATCTGATGTTCCTTCAAATTCTTTCATTTCAATATATTTAATACAGGTTCTCACATAATTATCAAATGCATCGTCTAATTCATTTGTAAATTTAACTTCATTCAAATGGTTCTCGGTTATGTCTATTATTTTGGAATAATATTTTTTTATTTTTGATAAATGAGATTGCATTTCGTTGTATTTTTCAGGTTCGTTTTTAGATAAAAACTTTTTGTAAGATGATTTATTAGACATTAGTTCTAATGTTAGTTTATCTATAGAGGACGACATTGTTATAACATACAACAACAAAATAATAAACAAAAACAAAACAAAGAAAAATCATTTTAGCATATTACTGTCTGGAGAATCATTTATTATTATCTTTTGAGTATGTATAATGTTTACATTAGGAGGAACTATTAAAGGATATTCGCCACAACAAACTATTACAAATTACAAAAGTAGCGAACAAGTAATGACTCGTCGTATTTTAAGAGATTCTTGGAACACTGCATACGCTACTGGTAGTTATAATAACAATGCCAGAATCATAACCCCCTTTCGTGCAGTGAATAACTCGGGTGATTTTCTTTCTAGAAAGGACTATATTTGCGGGGGTTCTAATCAAGTAAGTAGTAAGGGAAGAGCGGGAACCCGTGGTCCTATCGGGTCTATTATTTCTGCGTGTGATACTTCGGGGGTCCCGAGTTCTAGTTGCAATGTGAAATTTGTTGCAGATTCTTCTGATTATACAACATTTAGAAAACAACAGACATCTAATCGTAATTATAATGATTCCAGTAATGGAGGCGACCAATCTAATGCTTCTTATGTTGCTATCAAAGCTGTTCGTCGTTCTTAAGGAGGGAACCTACGGTTCCCTTCCCAACCCTCCCTGTAGGGAACCTACGGTTCCCCTACGACCCCTCCCTGTAGGGAACCTACGGTTCCCCTACGACCCCTCCCTTACTATGTTACCTCTAATGCTAC